AAGCCGTAAACCGAATCCCCACCGTGGTGGGGCCACCCGGGCCAAAGGGAGAACCGGGGCCCGCGGGTCCTCAGGGGCCGAAGGGAGATAAAGGAGAGCGTGGCGACACCGGTCCTGTCGGGGCAACCGGTGAACGGGGACCGGCAGGTGATGCTGGTCCGGCAGGCCCGCAGGGGCCGAAAGGCGACAGGGGAGAGCGGGGAGAGACCGGTCTGACGGGAAATGCAGGTCCACAGGGTCCAAAGGGAGATACCGGTGCGGCAGGCCCGGCAGGCCCGGCAGGCCCACAGGGACCGAAAGGAGAAACAGGTGCGGCTGGCCCGGTGGGGGCAACCGGACCTCAGGGACCGAAGGGCGACCCGGGGGAGACACAAATCCGTTTTCGTCTGGGGCCGGCGAGCATTATTGAGACAAACAGCAATGGCTGGTTCCCGGATACAGATGGTGCACTCATCACCGGACTGACCTTTCTTGACCCCAAAGATGCCACACAGGTTCAGGGGCTGTTTCAGCATTTGCAGGTCAGGTTTGGTGACGGGCCGTGGCAGGATGTTAAGGGGCTGGATGAAGTGGGCAGTGATACAGGCAGAACAGGAGAATGACATGAACATACTAAAAAAACTTATGCAGCGTCTGTGCGGTTGCGGAAAGCATGATGGCCGTGAACACGGGCAGTCGCTTACAGTACAACTGCGACTGGGACCGGCAGACATTCTGGAGTCCGATGAGAGTGGCATTATCCCGGAGCAGGACAGGGTAATCACGCAGGTGGTGATACTGGATGCGGATAAAAAGCAGATACAGTGTGTGGTAAGACCGCTGCAAATTCTGCGTGCTGACGGGACGTGGGAAAATATTGGCGGGATGAAGTAACCCGACGGATTCACAAAAACCGGAGTCCGGCTCCGGTTTTTGTTGTCATGTATGGGGGCTGTTTGTTATGACTCCCTGTGTTTGGAATGAATATTTAAATAGGGAGTTTTGTCATGCCGTTAACATCAGCTATTGCATCCAATTCATTTTCCACCGGAATGCAGGTTCTTCGTGCTCAAATGGCCGCCAGTGGCGGTGGAGAAATTACAGTAGGCGGGCAGACGGTCCGTATCACATATAGTGAAACGGATGGTCGCTTTCTGGCGAGTGGGGGGCAATAACAGTTTGCTTTCTGGATTATTACTTACAGGGCTTAATGGTGGTCCTGAAGCGCTCAGGGATATAATGTTAAGAATGGTTTCAGGTTCAGGTAACACACAATCACATGGTGATATTGAGGGGAAAATATCACAATGTAAGTTTTCTGTTAATACGGAGAGCCTTCAGTGTCCATCCGAGGCGGTTCGATGCCCAATTATACTGGATAAACCAGAAGAAGGTGTGTTTGTTAAAAATTCAGAAGGTTCTTTGGTTTGTACCTTATTTGATTCGGTTTCTTTTTCTCATTTGGTTCGCGACGGTGGGAAGCACCCGCTAACACGAGAACCAATAACGTCATCAATGATTGTAAGTCAAGAACAATGTATTTATGACCAAACCAAAGGAAACTTTGTCATAAAGGATAAGTGAAATAAATATTACCCAAGCTATATGTTAACTGCCAGTTGCTTATATGAAATGCTACAGATGTTCAGGGTATAAGGATGTGGTAATTGGTGTACTGGATGCAGCTAAAAAGCATATACAGTGAGTGGTGAGGCCGCTGCAAATCTGGCGTGCTGACGGGGAAATATTGGCGGGATGAAATAGCCGACGGATTCACAAAAACCGGAGTCCGGCTCCGGTTTTTGTTGTCATGTCAGGGAGATGTTTGTTATGAAGCCCAGAGGAAATATTTATCTGTATGAAGGAATATGGTAATGCCTGGATTAGTATCATATATATCATCGACTTCATTCGCGAATGAGATGGCGGAAATGCGTCAGCAGGTAATGGAAGGGCAGATTGGAGGATTTCTCCTGGGAGGGGAGAGAGTTAGAGTTTCTTATATGCCAGATACAGGCCGTTTTTTAGCAGAAAGTGAAGGGCTGGGACTGGTTTATGCAGAATTATTGAATATTGGTTTTAATGATGGAGTTGATGCGCTCAGAAACAGGGTGTTAAGCGTGCTTCCTGGAATGGTGGCGCAGCGACAAGAGAACTCTTTGCAGGCCAAAATATCGGAATGTACCTTTACTGTTGATATTGAAAAACTTCACTGTCCTGGTGAGGTGCTTCAATGTCCAATTACACTGGAGCAGCCTGAAAAAGGTATTTTTGTGAAGAATTCAGATGGTTCAGATGTATGTACTTTATTTGATGCCGCTGCATTTTCTCGTTTGACTGGTGAAGGCTTACCCCACCCACTGACCCGGGAACCAATAACGGCATCAATAATTGTAAAACATGAAGAATGCATTTATGACGATACCAGAGGAAACTTCGTTATAAAGGGTAATTGAAATGAACATTACCCTTTATTTAATGAAACATCCTGCAAACTGATATGAATTACTGAATGAGGTTTTTATGCCTGTTACCACCTTAAGTATCCCAAGTATATCTCAATTATCTCCTGCAGGAGTGCAGTCTTTGCAGGATGCAGCCAGACTTGAAAGTGGAATAAGAATATCCATTGGTAGTGGCCAATATTCTGTTCACTATGTCCAACTACTGGATGGATTTTCAGTTGAACCGGTGAGAGGAGGCTTACTGGATAGGCTATTGGGGCGTGAGCATCGAATGGAGAGAAGGGCTGTGGCTCTGGAAAGGCAATTAAATGGAGGTGTCGATTTTTTAAGTAGTGTTAATAACTATTTTCAGAGTGTCATGGCAGAACACAGAGAAAATAAAACAAGTAATAAAATATTAATGGAAAAAATAAATTCTTGTGTATTTAGACCGGATTCTAATCACTTTTCTTGCCCGGAGTCATTTTTGACATGCCCGATAACGCTGGACACACCTGAGAATGGAGTGTTCATGAGAAACTCACGAGGTGCTGAGATATGCTCTCTATATGATAAGGACGCGTTAGTGCAACTTGTTGAAACTGGTGGAGCTCATCCTCTGAGTCGAGAACCTATAACAGAATCAATGATCATGAGAAAAGACGAATGTCACTTTGATTCAAAAAAAGAAGCCTTTGTTGCAAGTGATGCTTAATTTTTTCTGTTGGTGTGTTTTTATATTAATAGTTTATTATAATAGTGCCATGTAAGGATATATTGCCTGAACAATTATTCAGGCAATATTTTCCTTGCTTTATATGAAATATATAATATTTGGATCCTTAATTTCTAACCAAGGGGTCCCATGTTTTTATGTTATGATGCAGCCCATAATTTCGGGGGCTACATGCAAGAATATCTTTTTCTTCGGCGCCTGATTTGCGTAAAAACGTGGCTGCGCCAGAAGAACAATTACCTTGTGTTTCTGTGAATGGCGGTAACATTTTGTAAGTCGGTATGTTGTTGAGCATTGTTTTTATATTGTCAGCTGGAATTGATTTTTCTTCATGTAGTGGTGTCGGGATAAGTGTTCCATTTCTCTGAAGTACTTCATCTGAATATAATCGATGTAGCAACAAACTCTGTTTTGTCTCTATTAATGAGATTGAGTTGATATTGGGTAAGTAACGAATTGATAACTGACTGAGTTTTATTACATTTCCTGAATAAAGATACTCACCTAACTCTGAAAATTTCCTTCCTGTTATCTTATCTGTATCATCAGGACTAATATTTTCGAACATTCTTACGTCTCGCTCTCCTAAGTTTGGTTTTGCATTATCTTTTCCATTGTTTTTATATATCCACATCTCTTTTTTTTCTGAAGGAATCAAATATGTAAGTGATTTTACTTCATCTGCAATTTGTTTTTGTTGGATATTGGTATTGGCCTTTAGCCTAGTTTCATTATACTTTTTATGAAAATCTTCAATGCATGTAAATTTTTGGCCTTGTAGTTTTATAACCGTTTCTTTTACATCGATTGGAAATTTATTTTGATTTCGCGCATTATTTAACTTTTTTAAAAATAAAGAGTCAATGTCTATGCGGGAGCGTTTATCATCACTGTTTATGGCATAGTATTGGGCTCCGCTCCTGCTTCCCATTCCTGGAGTCCCTGCAATAATAAATGAGTGACTTCTTGTATGTCTGCCATTGAGTAGAGCAAGGGGAGTTTTAGCTGTAGCCAACCATACAGGAACGGATTTTAAAGATATACCATATTCTTTATGAACAATTCTTCTGGAGACGGAGTTCGTCATTGTTGTTTCATTTGAAAGTTGTTGATGTTCACTGAACAGATGGTAACATGATGATACAACTGATGATATTTTGGGCATAAATAATCTCCTCGCTATATGTTTGTTATATGGTGATTAACTTATTGTATGCTTCTTATATTGTTTTTTTATTTTTAAATACTGTTTTGTTGAAGGGGGTATATGGGTAATGCGTAAAAACATTGTTTTGTTATATTAAAATGACACTTGTCTTTGCTTATAATCATTTCTGGAGCAAAGGGGTCACGGCTGAGGGGGTGGAGAGCGTTACGCAGGATAAGTTCAGTCAATGCTTCCTGATCATATAATGCACATATTTCTGAATTTCGAGCATTTCTGACAAAAACACCTGTCTCAGGAATATGTAGCGTTATCGGACAATTAAGATGCTCCTCAGTACAGGAAAAGTCTTGTAAACTAACGGGAAATGCATTCGAATTTATTCGATCTAGTAGTGTTTTTATGACGCTTTCCTGCACAAGCGGGGCAGCTTGCCTCTGCTCCAGATATAAGCTGTATGCCTGCAGAAAAGTGTTACCTCCGTTAAGTTGTCTTGCCAGGCTGTCTGCGAGATGATGAGACTCTCTTGCCCCAAGATGGTCCCAAAGTCCACCAGGAATAGGCTCTACACTAAAACCATCCATAAACTGGATATAATGAAGCCTCATATTACGGCCTCCTATAGTAATAGTGTCATTCTGATTGCTTCTTGCAATATGTCGTAAAGCCTCCAGCTCATTTTCCGGCAATACACTTCCATTAGAAAAATTTAATATGACTGGCATATTATTATCCTTTTCAACCCATTTTGTGAACTATATTGGTAACAAGAGTCAACATACCGCTCATGATATGTGAATAAAACAATACAATTTTTAATAGAATATTATTGCATGCATGTTTTTTCTGGCTACAATAAACACAAGTATGCAATATTGTAAACACTTTTTTATAAAAAGGAATTATAATGCCGATGAATACTACAGGTACGTCTTTCAGCTCTTTTGGTATAAGTTGCCATAGAGAAAACTCCTTCAGGAACTCTTTCCGAGGGAAGAATGATGAGGTCATAAAATGTTCAATGGGAGAACGGACGATTCGCTTTTCTGTTCGCAAATTTAGCGGCAATATACTGGATACAGTGAGTAGGCAGAGTACTAAAGATATTAATGGGTGGATAAAAGATGAACGGATAGTATATCCCTCAAGGGTGATCAACCAGGAGATTGATAATTACTGTTTTCAAAAAAATGCAAAAATTTCCACTGAAGAGAGGCAAAGGGTCTTTTCTCTTGTGAGTCAGGAATATCAACTAACTCTTGATGTTAAGGCAGCACAAAGTTCTATTAATCATGTGATAATGGGGAATGCTTCTTTTGGCAAGAAAATAGATGCTCTTTGTGATAGTATGAGCCGGGATGTAAAAAATCGTACGGCAGATAGCATAGCAAACTTGCTTGCAGACAAGTTTTACCAGAAACATATTGAGCCGGATATTGATATTGTAAAACTACGAAATGAGATCCCAGATTATTTGAGGTGTGCTATACAGGCATAAGTCTCTGGGAGACGACTAGGTCAGTATCATTGGTTTTGCTCTGGTAAAAAGAGACGCGGAAAAATGCACAACAGGCGCCATACGTCATGCATGGATTAGGATTGTTCATTTTTATACCATTTGTTGTTTTTTATAGCTTTTTGCTAAAAGGGTGAAGAAAAAACGTTCTCCAAAATTAGATTGCAACTGTTTGATTTTATGGATAGAGGCATGCAGTTTACTCGACAGTAAAAAGCATGCCAAATTTGCTATTAACCTTTTGAATATAAAACACTAATCGTCTATTTCTGTTGCCTTCTTATTCAGCAGACGAGAAGCGCGCCAGTAAACCAGCAACATCAGGCCCATTACGATAGTCAGCGTAATGCTGGTGGCTGCACCAAATGGCCAGTCACGAATATTGAGGAACTGTACCTTGATGACGTTACCGATCAGCAGGTTTTTCGCACCGCCCATCAGGTCGGATACATAGAACAGGCCCATCGCTGGCAGCATCACCAGCAGACATCCGGCAATAATTCCCGGCATCGTCAGTGGAATAATGATACGGATAAAAGTCTGTAACTTGCTGGCACCGAGATCGCGCGCCGCCTCAAGCAACGGCTTATCCAGTTTTTCGATACTGGAGTACAGCGGCATCACCATAAACGGCAGCAGAATGTAAACCAGACCGATAATCACCGCACTGGGCGTGAACATGATACGGATTGGTGTGTCGATAACGCCCAGCCAGAGCAAAAACTCGTTGAGATAGCCTTTGGTGCTGAGGAAAATTTTCAGCCCGTAGATACGAATCAATGAGTTGGTCCAGAAGGGAACAATCAGCAGAAACAGCAGCAGCGGACGCACCTTGTGTGGCAGCTTCGCCAGAAACCAGGCAAACGGGTAGCCCAGCACCAGGCAGGCGAGGGTGGCGATCAGCGCCATATTCAGCGAGTGCAATAGCACTTCAAAATAGAGCGGATCGAGCAGACGCGTGTAGTTATCCAGCGTAAAGACCATTTTTACGAAACTGGCGTCGTCGCGGGTCAAAAAGCTGGTGCCAATGATCATCAGGTTGGGCAGAAAGACAAACAACACAAGCCAACCGACAATAGTGACAATCACTACATTCTGGAACTTACTTGTGTTCTTCATCAGCCAGTACGACCTCCCAGCTTTCTACCCAATTAATGGCCATTTTTTGGTCGAGAGAGTGGTCAAAGTCAGGATCGTCTTCATTGAAGAATTCGCTGACCATCACCATCTTGCCATTTTCCAGTTCAACAACCGACTCCAGCGTCATGCCTTTGTAGTTACGCTCACGAACGTAACCAATCAGCCCTTCAGCGTGGTTGTCGTCGTTAATCTCTTCAACACGTAAGTCTTCCGGGCGCAGCAGAACATGCAGTTTTTGCCCCGGTTCAACGGCGAAGTTAACGTAGATATTACATTCGCGGCCTTCAACGTTGGCGCGTACGCGCTGCTCGTCTAGACGTTCGATGACAGTGGCGTTAAACATATTGATTTCGCCAATGAAGCCGGCAACAAACAGGTTTTTCGGCTCTTCGTAAATTTCGCGCGGTGTACCATCTTGCTCAATACGACCCTCGCGCATCACCACAATCCTGTCTGACATGGTGAGCGCTTCTTCCTGATCGTGAGTGACAAAGACGAAGGTAATACCAAGCTTACGCTGTAACGCTTTCAGCTCGTTCTGCATTTGCTTACGCAGTTTGTAATCCAGCGCTGAGAGCGACTCATCCAGCAACAACAGACGAGGCTTGTTAACCACCGCGCGAGCAATGGCGACGCGTTGCTGTTGACCACCAGAGAGCTGATGCGGTTTACGTTGAGCGAAGGTTTCCAGTTGCACCATCCGCAGGGCTTCCATCACGCGGGGCGTAATTTCAGCAGCGGGGGTTTTTTGCATGCGCAACCCAAAGGCCACATTTTCGAACACGGTCATGTGGGGGAAAAGTGCGTAGCTTTGGAAAACAGTGTTCACATAGCGGTTTTCCGCCGGAACGTGGGTGATGTCCTCGTTATCCAGCATGATGCGTCCGGAATCAACAGTTTCCAGACCTGCAATCAGGCGAAGAACGGTTGTTTTACCGCAGCCAGAAGGGCCAAGCAGCGTGAGGAACTCGCCATTGTTGATAGTCAGATCCAGCTGGGGAATGACCTCTTTACCATCAAAGCATTTGCGAATTCCCGCCAATTGCACCAGCGGTGAAAGCGAACTCGGTTGTTTATTCAATTTTTTACTCTGTCCCATGTAAACGCAACGGATGGCTTACCGATGCGGGGTTTGTGGTTAACCACCTTGGTGACTCTTAATGAGGGCGGTAATTCTACGGCAAACCGCTTGAATCGCCAATCTTTGTTGTGAATTACTGGCTTAGCTTTATATTCATTAAGGTAATGCTGATAAATATTCCCGCTTGCAGGGGTAAAAGTGACCTGACGCAATATTTGTCTTTTCTTGCTTCTTAATAATGTTGTCACAAAAAGTGAGGGTGACTACATGGATAAACTACTTGAGCGATTTTTGAACTACGTGTCTCTGGATACCCAATCAAAAGCAGGGGTGAGACAGGTTCCCAGCACGGAAGGCCAATGGAAGTTATTGCATCTGCTGAAAGAGCAGCTCGAAGAGATGGGGCTTATCAATGTGACCTTAAGTGAGAAGGGCACTTTGATGGCGACGTTACCGGCTAACGTCCCTGGCGATATCCCGGCGATTGGCTTTATTTCTCATGTGGATACCTCACCGGATTGCAGCGGCAAAAATGTGAATCCGCAAATTGTTGAAAACTATCGCGGTGGCGATATTGCGCTGGGTATCGGCGATGAAGTTTTATCACCGGTTATGTTCCCGGTGCTGCATCAGCTACTGGGTCAGACGTTGATTACCACCGATGGTAAAACCTTGTTAGGTGCCGATGACAAAGCAGGTATTGCAGAAATCATGACCGCGCTGGCGGTATTGCAACAGAAAAACATTCCGCATGGTGATATTCGCGTCGCCTTTACCCCGGATGAAGAAGTGGGCAAAGGGGCGAAACATTTTGATGTTGATGCCTTCGATGCCCGCTGGGCTTACACTGTTGACGGTGGTGGCGTAGGCGAACTGGAGTTTGAAAACTTCAACGCCGCATCGGTCAATATCAAAATTGTCGGTAACAATGTTCATCCGGGCACGGCGAAAGGAGTGATGGTAAATGCGCTGTCGCTGGCGGCACGTATTCATGCGGAAGTTCCGGCGGATGAAAGCCCGGAAATGACAGAAGGCTATGAAGGTTTCTATCACCTGGCGAGCATGAAAGGCACCGTTGACCGAGCCGATATGCACTACATCATCCGTGATTTCGACCGTAAACAGTTTGAAGCGCGTAAACGTAAAATGATGGAGATCGCCAAAAAAGTGGGCAAAGGGTTACATCCTGATTGCTACATTGAACTGGTGATTGAAGACAGTTACTACAATATGCGCGAGAAAGTGGTTGAGCATCCGCATATTATCGATATCGCCCAGCAGGCGATGCGTGACTGCGATATTGAACCGGAACTGAAACCGATCCGCGGCGGTACCGACGGCGCGCAGTTGTCGTTTATGGGATTACCGTGCCCGAACCTGTTCACTGGCGGTTACAACTATCATGGTAAGCATGAGTTTGTGACTCTGGAAGGTATGGAAAAAGCGGTGCAGGTGATTGTCCGTATTGCCGAGTTAACGGCGCAACGGAAGTCGTGATTGCCCGATGCGTATGTGGACTGCCAATTACCGGGATGAAACCGTTATATTGATACTGGTCCACATACTTATCGTGCCTACAGGCGTTCAGTGCATGTAGGCACGATAAGGCGCAATCAGCGCCGCATCCGGCTTAAATCCAAACTTACCCTTCGAAGAACCAATACCCGCTATTGACCAGCGCCGCGAGCATCGCGAGGAATGACGGATCTTCCAGCGCATCGCCAAAATTCTCCGCAGTCAGCGCAATGTTGCTGGCGAGTGCATCCAGTGCCGGACGGTGCGGGGAATCGATCTTCTCACCATTGGCATACACGTCGTCGCCAATGCGCAATACGCGCAGACCACCCAGGCGCACCAGCACTTCACCTTGTTTCAGCGCATCGTAGATTTCATCTGGCTGATAAGGCGGTTCCGGCGGCGCGATATCCAGTTCATGACGTGACTGGGATATAAACTCGCCAAACCATTGCTTAAAGTGTTCCGGCTGGTTGATCAATTCGAGCATCATCTCACGCAGTTTATCCATCTCTTGCGGCAGAACGTCCGCAGGATGAGCGCGAGGTGGAACATCCGGATCGCTGTAGTAGTTGCCGCCCAGTTCACGTTGCAGCACATAATCGGCAAATCCGCTAATTAATTCCCGCGTATTTGGCGCGCGAAAACCCACGGAATAGTTCATCGCATTTTCCAGCGCGTAGCCTTCATGCGGGAATCCTGGCGGAATATAAAGAATATCGCCAGGCTCCAGCTCTTCATCGATGATGGCTTCGAACGGATCGACCTGTAACAGATCCGGGTGCGGACAGTGCTGTTTCATTTGCAGCTTTTCGCCCACTCGCCAGCGACGACGACCGGTACCCTGAATGATAAACACGTCGTACTGATCGAGATGCGGGCCGACGCCGCCGCCCGGTACAGAAAAAGAGATCATCAGATCATCAATACGCCAGTCCGGTAGTTCACGGAACGGTCGCATCAGCGCGGCGGTCGGCTCATGCCAGTGGTTCACTGCCTGTACCAGTAATGACCAGTTGGTTTCACCGAGATGATCGTAGCTTTCGAACGGGCCGTGGCTGACCTGCCATTTGCCATCCTGGTGACTGACCAGTCGACTGTCAACTTCGCTTTCCATCGCCAGACCCGCCAACTCGTCTGGAGAGATCGGGTCAATAAAATTATTAAAGCCGCGTTTTAACACCACCGGGCGTTTCTGCCAGTGACGTTCAAGAAAATCGGGCCAGTTAAGAGTGAGTTGGTATTCCATGTTAAGCATCCACAGGCTGGTATCTGCAACCGATTATAACGGATGCTTAACGTAATGCGTGAAGTATGGACATATTTTATCAATTAGTGTTTTTTGCCGTTTCATAATGTTTCAGATTGTTCACTATGTTTTTGATTATAAACAGATTTGTGATTTTCCTTGTTCCAGCTTGTTTCACGTTGTAGCCCTTTGTGCAACGATCGGTGTAGTTAATGGTGTAGTTAATTGTGATGACCGGAATCAAAATTATGAGCAGAGCACTTAACAAACTGAGCGATACACAGCTGAGGAAAATCAACGGCACACCCGCCCAAAAAACAGCCTTTCTTAATGACGGTGGAAACCTGAGCGTCAGGCATTCAACCAGCGGCCTTTTAACCTGGTATTTCACCTACAGGGCCGGAACGGGAAGGGGAGCACGACCGGAACGGATTAAGCTGGGAAATTATCCTGATCTGAGTCTGAAAGCTGCCAGGGAAAAAGCGGCACAGTGTCGCGCTTGGCTTGCTGAGGGGAAAAATCCACGTCATGAGATGAATTACACCGTACAGAAAGCGTTAAAGCCCGTAACGGTTGGCGATGCGCTTACCTACTGGCTTGAGTCTTACGTAAAGGAAAACCGCGTGGATTATGCCGCCCTGAAAAAGCGCCTTAATAATCACGTAATACAGCACATTGGTGCTATGCCGCTGGATAAATGCGAGCTACGGCACTGGCTGGCCTGTTTTGACCAGGTGGCAAAGCGAACGCCTGTTACTGCCGGATTCTTGCTACAGACGTGCAAACAGGCGCTTAAGTTCTGCCGGAGGCGGCGCTATGCAATCAGCAACGTTCTTGATGATATGAGTGTGGCGGACGTTGGGAAAAAACCGGATATAAGCGAGCGTGTCTTAAGCACCAAAGAACTTGGCGAATTATTGCAGGCACTGGACAAAAAAATATTTTCCCCTTACTACGTCGCACTAATCCGCCTCCTGATTGTTTTTGGATGCCGGACGGTAGAACTGAGGTTATCGGAGATCAGCGAGTGGGATTTTACCGAAATGCTCTGGACCGTGCCGAAAGAACACAGCAAAACGAAGGTGGCAATATTCCGGCCCATACCGGAAGCAATACTGCCGTTCGTCACGCAGCTGGTGGAGCAGAACAGGCACACGGGCTTATTGCTGGGGGAAGTGAAACAGGAAACAAGCGTGTCGCAGTACGGCAGATTAGCGCACAGGAGGCTAAAACACCCTCACTGGTCACTGCATGACATCCGGCGCACCTTTACAACGATGCTGAACGATTTAGGCGTGGATCCTCACGTCGTGGAGCAGCTTACAGGTCATCAGATGCCAGGGATGCAACGAGTCTATAACCATTCCCGTTATCTGGATGCGAAACGTGACGCGCTGGATATGTGGACGGAGCGGTTAGGGATACTGGCGGGAACACATGAAAACGTAACCACATTGCCAATAGCCAGAGAAATATAATTTTTTTGCGATTTTTCAGGATGCGGACAACGTGAAACAACGAGACACAACGACGAACAACAAGGAACAAAATGGAACAACGGGTTAAAAATCAGCCATCGTAATAACCATTTGATTTTTATAGGTGTACTGTTTTTTTATACACTGGCGAATCACTCTTAAAAATATGTAAAAAAGGCGTAAAAGTAAAATTTTATGCCTTTGCATCATAATGAATTAAAAGAGTTTTTATTCTCATTCCCCCTGCTTCTGTAAAACGACCGCCGCCAGTGTTTGCCATTCCACAAACACCCTGACACAATCCGACACAACCCAACCCAATAATCCACCCAATGACTCTTTAAGAAACAACAAAGGGGGAATTGTGTTAAGCACAGATCGCTTTATACGTGAAAAAGAATGTCAGCAACTTACAGGCCTGAGCCGCTCATGTCGGTACCGCCTGGAAAAAGCCGGACAATTCCCATCACGGCGTAAGCTGGGCGGTCGTTCCGTTGGCTGGTCTTTATCCGAAGTTCTGGCATGGAAGGACAGCTGCGAGGCAGTTCACTAATCAGGCTGGCGGCACACAGCCGCCACCCATCCACTAATACAGAGATCTAACCATGAATACTGGATATTCTCCCGAACAAGGGCGGGGCTTCGTTCGTCCTGAAAAACAGAATCTGCAAAATTTTGCCGAAATTATTCCGGTTATTTCCGGCCTTACTGGCGGGAGTGAAACCAATATTGTTAACGCCAGAGCGTTGCAGATGTTTGATGATAAAAAGGGAGTAAATTTAACTTACACCCCTGACGGCAATCAGAATATGAGCATTATCTCTGAGTCAGGTTTCTACAAACTAATAAAAACAAAAAGCGCCCCGTTGCCGGAGCGCCTTTGTGAACAATTAACCTACTGCGCAAAAAATGAATCTGAGCAGTGGGATTATATCAACCATGTGGAGAAGCGCCACAATTGCCGAATAACGGGCAAAACAAAGGCCACCCGCTACGGTGGCCCCTCGACACAAGCTACACGTTATCCCCAACGCATGAGCATTGCCAACAATGCCACATTTGCGGCTGGTGGGCAATGCAATCAGTCTGGTTCAGTTCGTTGCCATACCTGCAATGAGCGCTTTTCCCTGTACTCTTTAAGGAATTGCTCAAGGGCAAAAGCACATGGCGCGAATCTTTCTGATTCATGCTCTATCTTTCTGCGCCGTCTTTTCCGTGCCGGTGATAATGTTTTGGTCAATTCTTTATCGGTCATTGTGTTGTCCTGCATAGCAATGCGCCGTAGTTACTCACACCACGGCGCTGGTGATGGTTACTCCTGCTCTTTGGCCTTGCGACGCTGGCGGCGTTTGATCTCACCTTTAACGGCAGTAACTATAAATTGCGCCTTGCTTTCACCTTCATCTAAATTTTTTTCTAAGTCTGCAACAACATCATGCGGGAATCTGGCATTTAACTGTTGCGACTTATTATTTGTTGAACCTGTTGCCATTACTGAATCCTCTCTAAGTTGGTGCGATTCAGTATACACAAAAAAAATTTCAGAGAAAGACTTGAAGTGCGATTCACTTACTGATAGGTTAAAAACGAATGGTGCGATGCACCAAACAACAACGCCCCGCAGTGGTGGCACACATGCAGGGCGTCTAACCACCAACGATAGCGAAAGTATCGAGGTAGCTATGAGAAATCATACCATACACCCGCAAGGGCGGGACTCGCACAACCTGAATAAATACATCTGGCGTTTTATCGCCCTGAGCACGGCACAACCGCGCGTGATTACCATTGAGGCCACCAGCGAACAGGAAGCACGCCAGCAATCTCCGGCTGGCTGCGTGATGGTATTTGCTGCCCGTATTCGTCAGGGGGTAGGCTTATGAGCCAGGAAATCACACTACAACAGGCAGCAGAACGCGCCCACCAAATCGAAGTTATTTGCGCACTGGCAGAGGATTACCCTGGCATGATGACCGACAGCGAATCAGGGGCAATCATCGGCTTACTTAAACGCCTTAGCGGTGAGGTCTGCGTATTCCTGAGCGATGAACAGGAAAGAAGAACGCTTATTTCTAACGAAAAAAAATGCGGAGGGGTACATGTGCAATAAAACCACACCGGACGCAGCCGCCGCCGCGCTCACTACGCTGATGCACGCGCTTATTGATATTTCTGTTATTGCTGACAGGGCGCATAAACACGCAGCCAGAGAATCAGAATGCATCTTCCATTATTTAACATTTGTGCAGCTAAAAGCCGATCAGGCACTGGATAAGGCCGGAAAAATTATCATGGCTGATGTGCAGGAGGTGCACCATGCATAACCTGTCAATTTCTGACCTTAACAGCATTCAGTTTGACGAGAAATTTACCGGGCAGTTGCTGGTCAATGTGGAGAACGGGCGCATAGTGCGTAATTATCACCTGCCGGATGGTGCAATTGCCGGAAGCGTTGAAGCATTGCTGGAACTGGCGGAACGTGCGCGACTGATTAAGCCGTCAACGAGCCATCACGATGATGATCTGCATTTTACCGGATGTATGGTGAGTCACTACGAAAACGGCGTCGAGGTATCCTGCGAACGGCTGCGTGATGATTGCTGTTTCGGCACACTGCCGGAATTTATCGAGTTGCTGACCAGTTGCGGTTATCAGGTCATTCAGGGGGGTAAACATGCGTGATGATCGTTTTAATTCCCTGAAACAGGAATTTTCCGGCGTTCCTGATGATGCGGCTGATGCGCTTTCGTCAATATCTGAAATTATGCGGGTGGCTTTTTTCTTTCTTTGCACTGATGAGCACAGAGATACAGGGCTAAATATTCTTGATATTGCCGCTAACTATGCTGATTTCGTGACAGAAGCTGTTTTAAGAAAAACAACGGACGGGGATTAATATGCGTGATATTTACCACGAAACAATAGACCGCGCATTTAGTGCCCTTGCTTACGCTGAAGGTATGTACGAAATATTGCGCATATGGCTTGAAACACTTGGCGACAATGAACGCGACAAACAAAAATCAAGAATTGTCACGGCATTAATAACGCTTCTTGAGCCTGTAATAATGGAACTGCAAGAAATAGATCTATTGCACGATATATATAAAGAACAGCACACCGGAGAATAAAAATAATGAAACTTAAATATTCTGGCTTAACTGCCAGTGGCAACACTCACCCTAAATTTACGCGCGGCGATATTTACCGCGACCAGTACGGCGGCACGGTAATGATTAAGGGCGTGGCGGGACGGTGCGTAACCTACCGCCGTGAAGGTTACGAATATGATTGCGTGATGCCTGTTTATCAGTTCCGGCGTGATTTTTCTCTGGTACAGACCGCGCCGCATAACGTGCCCACCAGCAACGCCAGGGCACGGGCAAACATCCAGAAGCTGAAAACCATGATTAACGGATTCAGGGGCAAGAAATGAAAAGCGCACCGAACTTAAAAAAACAGCCTTACGACAAGATGACCGAAGTCATTATTTTTGCGGGTAGTGATGCCTGGGCACATGCGAAACAGTGGCAGGAACAGGACGGGCGACTGGCTGGCGATAATGTGCCTCCCGTTGTGCTGGCTGATGATCAACTGGATGAACTGGCAGACCTGAGAATCATCGACGAGGGGCGCTATTGTGTCCGGCTGTACAAGGCAGGCCACATCAGGCCATCAAATATTAATGCCATTGCGCACAAGCTGGCAGCGGCAGGTGTACAGGATGCGAATTACTACCCCGATGGGATGCACAGCCAGAAGCGGGAGAACTGGCGCGAATATCTGGAACGGGAGCGCGGGGAAAAGCAGGAAGAAAAAGGCCACCAGCGCAAAACAAAGCTACCGATGAGCGTTGGTTCTGCCGGATATGACACGCAACTGGATTACGTGGTTAAGGGGATTATTCCGGCGGTATCGCTTTGCAGCATATACGGGGCGAGCGGTTCCTATAAATCGTTCCTTGCGGGTTCGTGGGCGTGTCACGTTTCCACGGGCCGCCAGTGGGGAGGCCGCAGGGTGGCGCATGGCGCTGTTCTCTATGTGGTTGGTGAAGGCGGTATCGGCGTTCCGCGTCGTGTAAAAGCCTGGGAGGTTGTGCACGGTGAGCAGGTGAAAAATCTTTACCTTGTAAACCGTCCCATCTTTCCGGCTGCCCCGCTTGATGTTGATGAAATGGTTATCGCTGCCCGTCAGGTGGAGCGGGAAACGGGTAAACCTGTTCGAATGATTATTCTGGATACGCTGGCGCGCTGCTTTGGCGGCAATGATGAAAATGACTCCCGTGATATGGGGACGTTTATCCGTGGGTGTGACGAACTGAAACGACGCACAGGGGCCACGGTGCTGGTGGTTCACCATTCCGGCAAGGATGAGACGAAAGGCGCGCGCGGTTCCAGTGCATTTCGTGCTTCGCTGGATGCTGAATACCGGATACGCAGGGAGGACGCAGGAAGCGAAGCGCTGGTTATCTCATGCACCAAAATGAAGGACGCGGAGGAACTCAAAGAAGCCGCATATGACTTACGCGTGGTGGAGCTTTTTACCGACGCTGACGGGGAGTTAATCACGTCGCTGGTGGTGGTGGATAAGCCGCGCCCTCCCGTTGAACTGGAGCGCATCGAGGAGGCAGGGAACAAGACGGAGAATCACGCCGCGCTATGGCAGTGCATCAGAACACGAACAGCACACGGGGAGGCGTGCACTATCGCCCTTCTCCGCGACGATATGAAAAAGCTGGGGTATGAGATGAAGCACTTCCGGCGCTGGCTGTACAAGCTGGAAAATGATGGCGTAATCGTTATTGACGGTGATGACGTGCGCCCGCTGTAAAAAGTGGGGAGTAAAAGTGGGGAGAGTGGGGAATTTAACAAAATTGAAACATAATTACCCACTTTCCCACCTGTATATACCCAAAAAAGTGGGGAGTAAAAAATATATTGAAAAACATCACGTTAGAATCACAAAAAAAAAGAGGTGGGGAGACGGTGGGTAATTTCAAAAAGTGGGGAGCAAAAGTGGGGAGTAGTGGGGAATGAACAGAAAAACCAGAGATAAGACAGCGCCAAAATATAAAGCGTTAGACATGACAGAGCTTTCCCTAAAGGTGGCAATCAGAACGATAGACCGACACGTAGGGGAAGGATACGCGAAGGAACATCCCGACCTGATAAGCGCATTCATGACCACAGCAGCGGCAAACTTTGCCACGCTGACAGAACGGGAGATTGCCGAAGCGGAACAGGTAACAACCATCAACGTTAAAACCGGAGAGGTGGAATCATGAGCGAACCAAAATTTGGTGAAAAACTTTACAAGCACAACGGACGGATCACGATTCAGCAAATAAGCGCAGCTACACCAGGCTGGTGGGTTGAAACAGACGAAGGATCATCACCCGTGGCATCATGGGCGCTTTGTGCTGA